CTCTGGATACCATGCGTGACAAGATTCTGCGTATCAAGCAGATTGCCAAGGACGGTGTGTTGTTTGCGGACTATGACTTTGCGCCTGAAGTTCAAGACGAGATCATTGACTTCATGAATGTGAATCAAAATCGCTTGCGTGAAATGAGCTTGCGTATGGCAATCAAAATTGCAGACCTGCGCAAGATGAGCGTGATGAATTGGAAGCGCCTGGCAGAAACAACTTGCATGAAGAGTGCCTGATGAGCATTTGGGTCGCAGTTAACATTTTTGTTGCATGGCTCATGCTGAAATGGGCCCGGCGTGATTTCGAAGCTGGGCACAACGGGCTGGGTTGGATGAACATTGTGTTCAGTGCCTGGAACGCCGCAGCCGCAGCTAATGCAATCTTGTAAGGAACATGATATGACCGTCAAATACATTGCTAACCGTGCAGGCGATATTGCCCTGCCCTGGGAACCAGGCTTGCTGGAATGGTTGATTGCAAAGTACCCACATTCGGGTTATTCGATAAAGGAACTGACAAATGTTTGAAATCTGGGACGGCGACTTGATGTTGTACACAGTGGACACTGAGTACGAAGCTGACGAAGCAACAGAGTCAGGGTTTGAAGTTCGCACAGTGGGAGTATTACAGTGACGGTGCCACGTGAGCGTACCAATGCAGTGATCTTTACAGAAAGCTTTCTGAAAGATTTGCTGGATCCCAAGAAGACTCCGCGAGTGCCGCGGAGTGTTCGGCAACAGGCTGCTCGTTGCTTGCGACACTATCCGTCACAATGGGAAATGGAAACCATTGCTGCTAGAGAAGACGGCGAAACACAGCCCATTCCAATGAAAATATTTGGCAAAGGATTTGCATAATCTTTTGCTGCAAGTTCTCCTGGGCGCTATACGGTTGGCTCCGGCCCAGGATTTTATACAGGTACCCTTAAAACGGTACCTGTTTTTTTGACTTTTGTATCGACATAGTGTACTATATAACATATGCCTTTTTGTTATTCCCCGTGGACCAATGTTGATATAAGCCCCCAAGGTAATGTGTCTCCATGTTGCAAGTTCCAGGGCTCGCTTCCCAAATATTCAACTTTGACTGAGTACGCCAGCAGTGCCTTTTTGACCAATATCAAGCAAGAATTTATGAATGGGAAATGGCCCCGAGGATGTGAGCGCTGCAAAATTGATGAAGCTAATCAAGTCAAAAGTAAACGACAACTAGACCATGATCGCTGGCAGGATCATTATGCCAAGTATCAACTTGACAGCAGTCAATTTATCACAGCAAGCATAGCATTTGGGAACACTTGTAATTTAAAATGTATCACATGTAGTCCTCGTAGTTCTAGTCGGTGGCAATCAGAATATCGAGAGATTTACGGAATAGACATATTGCCACTTAAATTTTACAGAAAAGATTTTGTATCAGAATTTACAAAACAAGCTGCTGGCATTGTGCATCTAGATATTCCTGGAGGAGAACCGTTTCTTAGTGGTGTGACCGAGCAAAAACAGTTGCTACAGCACTATGTTGATTCTGGTCAAGCAGCCAATATAACCTTGCACTACACTACTAACGCCACAATTATGCCAGATTCTGAATGGTGGCAGTTATGGCAACACTTTAACGAAGTTGAAATTCAACTCAGCATTGACGGAGTTGGTGCTAGATATGAATACATAAGATATCCAGCAAGTTGGTCTGCGGTATCTAGCAACATAGCTGAATACGTTAGCAAACAATCTCAAGTAAGACTCAGTGTCAGTCACACTGTGAGCGCATATAACATCTATTACCTTGACGAATTCTTCACATGGTGTTATACTATAGGACTGCCAACGCCTTGGTTAGGGCGTGTACACAATCCTGTACACATGCGAGCAGGAGTATGGCCGTCGTCAGTGCGTCACATGATCAGTGAGCACCTGTTGACCAGCAAGCATCAAGACGTAACAGTCTGGGCACAATTACTACTGGCATCAGATGACCACCAACATTTTGATCAGTTCAAACAACGACTACAACAACATGATCAATATAGAAACACAGATTTTAAACAAACATTTCCTGAATTAGCACCATACATATGAAACAAGCAACCATAGTGATCCGAGACGAAGTAAACATCAAGATAGAGGGACTGGATCTTGACTGTCGCAAAAAGCTAGTGAACACATTCAAATACGAAATACCCGGAGCTCGGTATCAGCCTGCTGTGAGATTAGGCCGTTGGGATGGTAAGGTGGCCTACTTTCAGTTGGGCGGGTCTAGCTATATTAACTTGTTGCCTGAGATCTTGCCCATACTAGAACAGTATGACTATGATGTTGAACTGGATGATCAGCGTGACTATCAAACTCAGTTTGAGTTTACACAGATCCGCGAAGACTCGTTTGCTCACAAAGTGTGGCCCAAGGGACACCCTGTGGCAGGTCAACCTGTGATGCTGCGAGACTATCAGGTCAAGATTGTGAACGACTATCTCAGCAATCCGCAGTGTATACAGGAAGTGGCCACAGGTGCAGGCAAGACCTTGATGACAGCGGCTCTGAGCCTTAGTGTAGAACAGTATGGTCGCACTATTGTTATTGTGCCCAACAAGGATCTGGTGCGGCAGACCGAAGCTGACTACATCAACTTGGGCCTGGATGTTGGGGTGTACTTTGGAGATCGCAAAGAGTTTGGTCGCACTCACACTATCTGTACCTGGCAAAGTCTCAACGTGCTGTTGAAAAATACGCAAGCCGGCACCGGAGACATCACCATACAAGAGTTCATTGAAGACGTGGTATGTGTGATTGTGGATGAAGTACACATGGCCAAAGCAGACGCACTCAAGACCTTGTTGTCAGGTGTGATGAGTCGTATTCCTATTCGCTGGGGACTCACAGGTACAGTGCCAAAAGAACCCTATGAGTTCAAGAGCCTGTTGGTAAGCTTGGGCCCAGTGATCAGTCACCTTAGTGCTAGCGAATTACAAGATCGCGGTGTACTGGCCAACTGTCATGTGAACATTGTGCAGTTGATTGACCATGTGGAGTACAAGGAATACCAAAGTGAGCTCAAGTACTTGCTGGAAGAATCCGGCAGGCTTGACGCTATGTCTGGGCTAATCAAAACTATCAACGAAACAGGCAACACTCTTGTGCTGGTAGACCGAGTGGCTGCTGGACATGCGCTAGTCGAGCGTCTAGGAGACAAGGCAGTGTTTGTGAGTGGCGCTACCAAATCCAAGGATAGACAAAGTGAATACGCCGAAGTCGCGGACGCAACGGACAAGATTATTGTGGCCACATACGGTGTAGCTGCTGTAGGTATTAACATTCCCCGTATCTTTAACCTGGTGCTTGTGGAACCTGGCAAAAGTTTTGTGCGAGTCATCCAGTCGATAGGTCGTGGCATTCGTAAAGCGGAAGACAAAGACCATGTGCAAATCTGGGACATAACTTCGACATGCAAGTTTGCCAAGCGTCATTTGACCAAACGCAAACAGTTCTACAAAGATGCCAACTATACGTTCACAGCAGAAAAACTGGATTGGATGAAGATAGCATGAAAAAGAAATTGCTAGTTGTGGGCGACAGTTTTATGTGTCAGGACCCAAGATATCCTGGGCAGCACTGGAGCGAACTATTGCCCAATTTTGATGTTGTCAATCTTGGGCGCTCAGGATGGAGCAACTGCTTGATTGCGTTGACTTTAATGGAGTATGTTTCTAACAATGTGCCTGATGCTGTGGTCCTGGGATTTACTGATCCACTGAGACTGGAATTTCCAGCACAAGAACGGCACGGGCCAGATCATCCTTGGATAACTAGCAGTCACGTTAATATACTCACCGCAGATGAAAAACTGTGTAAAGATTACTTCACAGTAACTAGAGACCTGGATCTCGAGGCCAATAAATCAGCCATGTTGATCAGCAACTTATTGGACATGCTGAAAGATATGCAAATTCCTTTTGCGTTCAATTACATGATGTTTGAGCTTTTTTTGTCTCAAATTAATGAGCTGCAACAACAGAGATTAAGCCAGTTTCACAATCAACAAATTCCATACAACTTGGCCATGGATGAGCGTGATGCTTGGGCAAAGGCCGACCCAATATTTCATGTAGATAACATAGACAAACAAAAAAAATTTGCAATGCATGCGGAAGAAGTCTTGACATCACAGTTTGAATACAATACAATATAACAATGCGAATTTTAACCTTAGACAATCAACACTACAACCTAGATCATTTGCCCGAAGAAATTGATGATATGCGTTTTGCTATCCTTGATAATTCAGACCCCAAAGATCCTGACTATCATTTTATACCACTTATCTTTTTGGAAAGTTTCAACAGCCCGGCCTTGGTGCTACGCATAGGCAAAAACACAATTCGCATGCCCATGGACTGGCAGATCTTGATAGGGGAACCTGAAGTAGGCGATCTTGAAGTGCTGCCCCTAACATCGATCAATGATCGCGGATTTAAGGTATTTCAATTCAATCCCTTAACCAGCTTCCGTCCCAGCTTTCCTGACATTGAAATCTTGGACGTATATCATGAAGTTTCGTGGTACGCCCCCAAACTCAAGAACGGGCAAATGTTGGCCGTGCCCTTGAATGACGATCCCGAACCCGACTGTGTTTATTTTGTCAAAGACGTCAGTCGCAACTGTGAAATTGTAGACTACAACAAGGCCTGGTAATATGGGACAGCTCAAGCCAGGTGCTACATATATCTATGAGCGTGTGGACGACACTGTGTTTAGACGTGAGTCAGGCTCAATCGAGCGTGAGGTAGTGGGTTATGATCATCGCACTCCAGATGGCAGGCCTCTACATGATCATATAATGGATGCCAAGCTCTGGGGAGAAATTCGTCGTGCTGCATCTTCCAACCCTACTTTACAAGATGCTCTGGACCGTGTTATAATGATCTACAACTTGAGTCGAACAAATGAGTGACAAGCTAAACATTGCCAATGAGATGCGACAATTTGATCGCAAAAATCGAGATTTCTACGACGAGCTCACAGCAGAAGAACGCAAAAAGTTCTCAAACTATCTCATGATACGATGGGGCAGTTCAGTTGAAGGTTCGCGAGATCTGCAGGAGTTCTATGTGATTGCCACCAACGAACGACTCAACAAACACTTTTTTGATCTGGGCAAGCATCCAAAATTACAGTGGCTGTTGGCTACCACAGTGAGTCCTGACATGGGCACACCTCGTCATCCTTGGATTGCACCCAAGAAAAAAGAACCTGGCGCCAGTTCGTTCAAGAAACAACTCAGCGAACTGTTCCCGCACATGAAAACTGATGAGATTGATTTGTTGGCGTCAATCACAACCAAAAAAGAACTAGATGCATACATTCGTCAGCATGGCAACGACCCCAAGTAAATTCAGCTGTGACTTTTGCAACAAGACCTTTGCCAAGGAAACCAGCATAGCTGTTCATGTGTGTGAAGCCAAGCGGCGCCATCAGGAACAGCATGAGCCAGGTGTGAGACTGGGCTTTCAGGCCTATGTGAAGTTCTATGCCACAGTGCAACGATCCGCCAAGACCAAGACATTTGAAGACTTTGCTGCCAGTGCCTACTACAAGGCTTTTGTGAAGTTTGGACGATACTGTGTGGACACTCGCACAATCAATCCAGGACAGTTCATGACATGGCTGTTGAAGAACAACAAAAAGATTGACTTCTGGTGTTCAGATCGTGTGTACACAGAATACTTGTTGGACTATCTCAAGGTAGAAGCAGTGGAAGATGCACTAGCTCGGGCTATTGAATACAGCATGACCTGGGCAGAGAATACTCAGGCTGCTCCGCACGATTGCTTGCGTTATGGCAATGTACATGCTTTGTGCCATGCTATTGCATCAGGTAGACTCAGTCCATGGACCATATACTGTAGTGATTCAGGTCAGCAGTTTCTTAGCAATTTGGATGCAGCACAGGTCAGCATGATCTGGCCCTATATTGATTCAGATGTGTGGCTCAAAAAGCTACAGCAGAATCCAGATGACAAGGCATATGCCACATCAATTTTGACTTCAGCAGGATGGTAACATGATTAGAAATATCACAGGTGGATCGGGCATTGTGGTTTCAGGCAGCGCCTACAGCGCACCCTACGTTGATACCAGTAGACCCAGCGCTGGTATGGTTCGCTACAACAACGGCAATATCGAAGTGTATGATGGCGGTTCATGGTTGACCATGCAATCCAGCTATCCCACTATTGAACTGGATCCAGAAACTCGAGAGATCCTGCAATGGGCACAAAACCGAATGGTAGAGGAAGAACGTATGAAAGCATTAGCAAAATTGCATCCTACTGTAGCCGATGCTCTAGCAGCACGGGAACGAGCAGAAGAAACTGTGCGTATTGCTGTAGCATTGTGTAACACAAAATGAGCGCAGATATTGATTTTCCCTTGATTTATTGTAATGGGGACAGCTACAGTAGCGATAATTTTCATTCATCTTTGGCAGGAAAAACTTATGCTCATGTAGTTGGAAAACACTGCAATGGATTTGTGATCAATGCTTCTATTAATGGCAGTTGTAACAGAAGAATTATACGAACATCATTACACGATTTGATACTGCAAAGACAGCAAAATCCGTTACAACAAATAATTGCGTTGATTAATTTGAGTTTTGAATTGAGATCTGAGATATGGATAGACCGTCTGTCTAGCATGAGGCCCAGCGAGTCAAACTTTGTGACTCATACCTTTAGTGTTCAGCAAAATTGGAGAAACAATCTGTTGAACAACAAAGACATTGAGTCACCTAACACATATAATTTAGACACTAAATTTTATGAAAAATTTAGTCAAGGCCGAGCATATTTTTTTAGTCCGTATGCTGAAAGAATCAATTTACTTGCTGACTTGATTATGTTAAAATCAACGTTGGATAGTATGAATATTGACTTTTTGATTTTTCAAGGCCCTGTTGCTGAAAAATTAGAGAGTGATTATTTGTTGGATTTTTTTAAGCAGCAAATTGCAATAGATCAACGGATTTTTGATCTAGAAACATTTGGGTTTTGCAATTGGTCACATGAACAAAAGTTCACTCCATTAGATTTGTTAGACCGTCCAACTATTGGTCATTATGGTGCAGATGCGCATTGCGCATTTGCAAACACAGTTTTACTACCTAAACTCAAAGAATTATCTATGCTATGAGCGCAGACATTGACATTGACTTTGCTGACCGCAATGCAGTGTTGAACTTGATTCAACACACAGCCGCACGACAAAGTGACGGACGTCGGCACAATTCAGGAGTGTATGTCACAGACATTCCGCAGGATCCTGTGAATCAGTGTGCAGCCATTGATTATGAAACCGCAGAAGCTCGTGGCTATTTCAAGCTGGACTTTCTAAACATGAGTGTGTACAGCTTGATTCAGAGTCCAGAACACTATGAAGCTATGCTGGCAGCAACTCCTCCTTGGAGTCGACTATGGACTGATGCTCATTGGGTCAGCCAGTTGGCACACGTGGGCAATTACTATGATTTGTTGAAAGAAATGAAGCCAGACAGCATACCAAGACTGGCAGCTTTTATATCAATTATTCGTCCAGGCAAGGCACACCTACAGCGCAGACTCTGGACAGAAGTGTTTGCAAGTGTGTGGGATGGAGATACCAGTCAGGGATACACATTCAAAAAGGCACATGCGATTAGCTATGCAGCATTAGTGGCACTGCATATGAACATCCTCAATCAAGTCGTCTAACCAAGGTAATTGATTTGCGCTTGCTTTTTTTGCGAGCAATGTCTAGTAGACTGCAGGCAGGACCGTGTAGAATTTCCAGGTCTTTGTTCGAAAATGTGCGCAAGGTGTGACGGAATCTGTCCCATTCGCCGCGCAAGAATATGTTGATGGGTATGCTGCGATTGCTCTCCCACCACCAGGTATTGGCCAGTTCCAAAAACACCAGTTTATCTTGCAAGTCAGTAACGTAGCCAAAGTCGTAGATGGTGGTAACAGTGTCGTCCCTGTTTTGAACTATGCCCACATATTCCACGTTGGCATACAAGCACAGCGTGATAAAGGGGTATTTTTCTGCCAATTTAGTAAAGATGTCGTTGCCCATAAATATTGTTCGAGGATCCTATGTATTCCACCACAGCATACTTATACCAACAAATTACCAAAGTATTATTGATTGACACCAGTGGTGGCTATTTCCAAGCGAGGTATGACCCAGTGTACGCAAAACAACTAACTATCAACAAGGGCGTGGACAACGTGCTGTTGTTTGAATT